ACGTGATTATCATGATCAGCGACGGCATGGGCTATAACCACCGCGAAGCGGCCAGCCTCTACGCCAGCGGCAGCAGCGACAGCCAGATCTATGCCAGCTTCCCGGTACAGCTGGCGATGAGCACCTTTGCCCTTGGCGGCGGCTACGACAGCGCGCAGGCGTGGAGTGCTTTCGAATGGCAAAAACAAGGAGCCACCGACTCGGCCGCCGCCGCTACCGCCATGGCCAGCGGCCACAAGACCAGCCGCGGGAGTATCGGCATGGTGCCGGAAGAGGACGGGGCGTGCAGCGTGTTCTACGCAGGAGATCCGGCTTGACATTCAAGGGTGCGGTTGCGATGGTGGGGCTGCTCCTGGTGGCGATCGGCTGCTACCAGGTGTTGCCGGCGGCGGCGTGGATCGTCGTCGGGGCCGCGCTGTTCGGCGTGGCGGTGGTTGACGCGATCATGGAGGGCCGCAAGCGATGATCCTCGAAGCGATGTTCCCGCGGGCGGCGGTCTCCTTCGAGAGCTTTCCGCCCCCGCCGACCGACGACTGGTGGTACGGCCCAGTTGGCGGCCCGAGCACGAGCGGGGTTCGCGTTAGCGAACAGTCGGCGTTGGCGGTCTCCGCGGTATTTGCCAGCGTGCGGCTGCTATCGACCGGCGTGGGCACGATCCCGCAGAAGGTCTACCGGCGGCTGGACGAGGACCGCAAGGATCTGGCGACGGAGCACCCCCTGTACCGAGTGCTCCACCGGCGGCCCAACGTGTGGCAGGTGCCGGCGCAATACTACGAGCTGCTGATGGTGCACTGCCTCCTGCGCGGCAACTTCTTCGCCCGAATCGTGCTCACCGGTCCCGGCAAGGTCGACCAGCTCGTGCCGCTGCACCCCGACCGAATGAAGATCGAACAGCTCCCGACGGGCCGGCTGCGATACCACTACTCGCCGCCGATGGGCGAGCCGGAGACGCTCAGCCAGGACGAGGTACACCACGTTCGCGGCCTGAGCCTCGACGGGGTGGTTGGTGTTTCCGTGCTGACCTACGCGCGGAACACGATCGGCCTGGCCTCGGCGCAGCAGACGCACGGGGCGGCACTGTTCAAGAACGGCTCGATCCCGCCGTTTTTTCTCAGTTCGCCGAACAAAATGAACTCGGACGCGATCAAGGAGTTTCGCCAGAACTGGAAGGGGATGCACGGCGGCGCGGATAACGCGCACAACCCCCCCGTGTTCGACAACGGCATGGAAGCCAAGGCGCTGGGGATCACCAACGAGGACTCCCAGTGGCTGGAGTCGCGAAAGTTTGAGGCCGAAGAAATTGCCCGATTCTTCGGCATCCCGCCGCACAAGATCGCAATTCTCGACAAGGCGACATTCAGCAACATCGAGCATCAGGCGATCGAGTACGTCACCGATGCCCTGCTGCCCTGGATCACGCTGATCGAGCAGTGCGAGGTCCGCGACCTGTTCGACGAGGACGATGACTTCTTCCCGGAGTTTCTGATCGAGAACCGACTCCGCGGCGACACGGCCAGCCGCTACAACGCCTACAGCGTGGGGATCAAGTCGCGGTTCCTGTTGCCCAACGAGGCTCGCGCCCGCGAAAACCTCAACCCGCTGGAGGACGGCGACGAGTTCCCGGAGACGCCCGGGGTCACAGGCAAGGACTCGCAAGAGAAGCCCGACGAGGACGACGACGCGCCGCCCACACCTCCGCCTCCGCCCGGCCAGGATCCCAAGGCTAAATCCCAAGAAGCCTTCGCCCTGCTGTTGGACGACGCGGCCGAGCGGATCGCCGCGGCCGAGATCCGCGGGCTGGAGTCCCGCGCGGACAAGGCCGCCGAGGACCGCGACCGCTGGAACACGTGGGCTGGCGAGTTCTACGGCCGGCATCGCGAGTACGCCGTCAAGACGCTCGCGCCGATCGCCCTGGCATGGTTCCGCGCCGCGGCCGTCCAGGTCGACGTGGAGCAGGTCGCCCGCCTCTGGTGCCGATCCAGCCTGGACGAGCTGGTCGACGCCGAGGACGTGCCGCAGTTACTGGCCGCCTGGCATGACACGCTTTCCAGCGGCCTTGCGTCCGAACTGAAAAGGAGTTTTTTTGATGTCGATCAAATACCCAAAGATCCTTGAAGCCGCCCGCGGCTCGATCTGGGCGATTCACCGGCCGAAGCTGGAGGCGATCCTCCAGTTTCTCGACACCAAAGCCGGCGGCGGTTCGATCGACGCTCGCCTGGTCGAGCAGATGGCCGCGGACAACAAGGCCCGCAGCAAGGCGGTGGTCTCGCGCAGCGTGGCCGTGCTGCCGCTGCTGGGGACGATCACCCAGCGGGCCGACCTCCTCACCGAGTTCAGCGGCGGGACATCGACGGACCGCTGGGGCCGCGAATTCGACGCCCTGGTGAACGATCCGGAAGTCGGCTCGATCGTCCTGGACGTCGACTCGTCAGGCGGGACCGTCTACGGCGTCCCCGAGCTGGCCAGCAAGGTCTTCGCGGCCCGCGGTACCAAGCCGATCATCGCGGTGGCGAATGCCTACATGGCCTCCGCCGCCTATTACATCGGTAGCGCCGCCGACGAGCTGGTCGTCACTCCTTCTGGCGACGTGGGCTCGATCGGCGTGCTGGCGGTCCACGAGAACCGGGCGGGCGAGTACGAGCAGGCCGGCGTCGAGTACGAGTTCATCACCTACGGCAAACACAAGGCCGAGCACCGCGACGATGCGCCGATGGCCGACGAGACCCGCGCCGAGGTCCAGCGGCGCGTCGACGCCGACGGCAAAGCCTTCGACGCCGCCGTGGCCAAACACCGTGGCGTGACGCCCGAAACGGTGCGCAAGGGCTTCGGCCAGGGCCGGATGTACGGCGCGAAAGAGGCGGTCGAGCGGGGCATGGCCGACCGGATCGCCACGCTCGACGAGACGGTCGCCAGGATGGCCAAGGGCGGCAGGCCGAAGAAACGAAACCGCTCGGCGATGGCACGCCGGCGGCTAGATTTGGAAAATTCCACTTGACTCGATTTGGGAAACCTGCTTAGATTCCAAACTGCTGGGAGGCGCTAGGCTACGGCCGGCGCCCCCAAGCGACCAAAAAATACCGATCAAACGTCACGCTGCGGCGGACGGAGATCCAACACACCGGCCCACGGTGAGGCCGGGGAGTTTGATTTTCGTCCGCCGTTTTTTCGTCGACACCCTCCACGCGGCAGCGGGTCGGGCCGACAGGCAACCCAAGCATGGAGGGTGTTTTCGTGAACCAAAGGCTCGAAAAACTCCGCAAGCGCAAGGCCGCCCTGGTCAAGCAGAACCGCGAGCTGCTCGACGCGGCCGACAAGGCCGGCGAGGACTTCACCGAGGAGCAGGAGAAAACCTTTTCGGCCAATGACGACGAGCTGAAGACGCTGGCCGCGGCCATCGAGCGAGAGGAGCGGCTAGCCGAACTCGAGAAAACGGCCACCGCCGCCTACGTGCCGAAGATCCAGCCTGGCGACCAAATCCGCCTCGAGAACAAGGGCCCGGCCTTCCAGGACGACCCCAACAAGGGGTTCAAGTCGCCGCGAGAGTTCATGGTCGCGGTGATGCAGGCCAGCACCGAAGGCCGCACCGAGGACGAGCGGCTGTTGTTCCTGCGGGCCGACGAGTCGCTGAAGCGCCACGCCACGGTCGGCAGCGACGAGGCCGGCACGTACAGCGATCCGTATGGCAACTTCCTTGTGCCGGAGGGGTTCTCTCCGAACCTGCTCCAGACCAAGGCGGAGGTCGACCCGATCGGCTCGCGGGTCACCAACGTCCCGATGACCGCGCCCTCGGTCAAGATCCCCGCCCGGGTCGACAAGACGCACACTAACAGCGTCTCCGGCGGCTTCCGCGTCTACCGCCGGGCCGAGACCGAAGACGTCACGCCCAGCCGGGCGCAGTACGAGATGGTGCACCTCTCGGCGACGCCGCTGATGGGGATCAGCTACGCCACCGAGGAGCTGATGACCGACTCGCCGATCACCTACGCCGCCCTTATCGAGGCCGGTTTCCGGACGGAGTTCAAGAGCAAGCTGATCAACGAGCGGCTCAACGGCACCGGCGT